CTCTTGGAGGTGCTAAAACGTTTAATCCTAAGTTGACAACATCTTGGGATAAATACAGTTATACAATACCCAATTTAGCTACGGCAATAGTTTTCTTCATGGCTGTGGACGTTGGCACAAACTACTATTTAAGCAACCTTAAAATCGAGTCAGGCAACACATCAACAGATTGGACGTCTGCCCCAGAAGATTATATCTAAAGGAGATCACATGGCATATACAATTAAACAAGATATTGTAGTCCCTTATCAATACGTATATAACACAAGCCAATTACAGCCTGGCTTTCATCAAATCCATTTACACTCAACAGGTAATCCTAACTCATCTGTACAGAACGAACGTGACTACTTGGCTGGTCATTATAACTTAGCTAACTATACACACTTAGTTGGAATTACAAACGGTGCAGTTGATATACGCCAAGTGATGCATACGAACGGCGGTGCATGGGACGTTGGTGGTGATTGGAACTGGGAGACTTGGGGAGCAATTGAGTTTGTTGAGGGTTCTATCAAATCACAAGCAGACTTCAATAAAGCCTATCCCGCATATATTTGGTTGGCTCGTTACTTAGCTAAGCAAGCGGGAATATCTTACACGATTGATAACTCTAATATTTCAGGTATCAAGACACATAACTATGCAAGTGCAACAGGTCATGGTTCAGACCACGTAGATCCAATTCAATTCTTAGCTAATTGGGGTATCAGTCGTAACCAGTTATATAAGGATATTATTTCAGGTATTGATGAGCCAAAAGAAACTCAACCAAACACAACAAATAAAAAGGTGGTATTAAAAGACATGTTATTATTCAAATCAGATGTAGACACAAACTTCGGTAGCAAGAACAATGTATACTTGGCAGATAATGGGGTTGTTATTCGGATTGATAGCACTTCAACATTGTCCGAACTTAAAAAAGACGGTGTTCCCTATACAACGATGACTAGGAAGAATACAGAAAGTATTATTAACGCACTAGGTGGACTTAAATAAATATTTAAAAGCTGATTTAATAAATTGGCTTTTTTATTTTGCAAAAAGTGTTGACAATCAAAATATGACGTGTTACAATTAATTCATAAGTTAAAGGAGGTCACAAGAAATGACAAAATATATAGCTTACATGGTAGAACTCGATGGTATTACTTATTATGTGGATAGTATTGATATGCAACTCACCGCTAGTAATTTCACATTAACACGCCAATACACAGGTAATCATTATGACCCAGCCTATCTCAAACGCCACGCTTCATTTAAGGTTAAACGATTGATATTTGGCAGATTAAGCAAGACATTTAAAAGCGTTAAAGTGTTTGCGATTAGAGACGATGATACAAAGGAGCAATTATAATGCTATATGAACAAAACTTACCACTAACAAGAGTATACAATGAAAAACAAGCTAAGCAAAAACAGAGATTTGATGAGTCCTTTGGCAGATTGAGACAAAAACAGAAAGCTACGATTGACGAACGTTTATTAAGAATACTCGAATATATCAATCACACAAACGAAAAGGATATTCAAGTTATCGCTTATCACATTGGCATATCATTGTCAACCATTAGAGCAGATATGAAGCGATTACATTTAGAAATTGAACGAGGTAAATTAGTATGAGTAAAGTTAGACGTGAGAGACATAAAAATTTAGTTTTTTGGCGTCAAATCGGTAAGGCACTAGATCGAGTTGATAATGGTTATAATAAGCCAAGATGGAGACAGCGGGAAAAGGCAGAAGACGAGAGGATTTTCAAAAAATGAGCAAAACAGACCGTATATTATCCCTCATCACCGAACTACAAACGGGTAAATATGTACTAGTTAAGGAGCACAGGGATAAATACCAATTAAGTGAAAGCACAGCCCAGCGAGACTTTAGATATGCCATTGATTATTTAAATAAACTTGGCGGGTCAGTTAAGATGGGTCGGGATACGGATAAGAATGTTAGATATTGGAGTGAGTGATGAAAACATTAAATGTATACAGCTACGACATCAAAGGTAGATCGCCAAAGTTTAGAGAGTTAGAGCTTTGGGAGATTGAGCGAGATAACCTTGGCTTGTTAGGGGTGCAAGATACTTTCAAATCTGATTTTGATTATGTTAGTCCAGATTGTATTTTGGATTATTTGTATAACCAACAAGGAACTTTCATGGGTAATATTTGGACGTATACCCTTGACGAAATAAAAGAAATTTTAAATAATGCTTGATAATCAATATATGGCGTATTACAATTAATTCATAAGTTAAAGGAGATAATACATTGTGAACTTAGTAGATAAAAAAGTTTTTGTAATAGGAACACGTAAGTCAAATAACGACGCTTGGGAAACTTCGGGAGCAACATATGGCAACTGATGGATTAACCAAAGCATTTACAGGAGAAGTTAAAGTGTTTGTATTTGACAGAATGAGTGAGATTATAAATGTAGAAATGGATTATAAGGAGCCAGATAGATGAATAATAAATTAAACACAGACGGTACTAGAGACGGTGATTTCTTAGTATCAGATCCCATATACAAGCCAAGTCATTACCAACTAGAAGACGGCACACAAGTAAAAGACCATATCACAAGTTTAACAGCTCACATGTCAGGGGTTAGGGCTTGGGCAACAGGTAACGCAATCAAATACTTGGCTCGTGCTGGTCGTAAAGATGACATGGTTAAGGACTTGAAAAAAGCACAAGAAAATATTCAAATTATTATTGATGATGTCGAAAAGGAGAACAACTAATGAAAATTACATTAAAAAATAACTATGGTAAAGTAAAGCGAGTTAAAATCGGCCTATCGTGGACATTCTTATTCTTTGGCTTCTTCGTCCCACTATTCCGAGGTGATATTAAAAACTTTATGATTGGATTAGCTATTGATATTTTAGGCGGTCTGGTAAGTATTGGTATCATTACACTGGTATACCACATTTATATGTTTATTAATTACAACGATGACTATTTGCAAGAATTATATCGACAAGGTTATCACGGACAAGAAAAATGAGACTTTTAATGCTGACACTAGATGAAAAGAAAATCCGCAAAGGAAAGCCAGTTGGTTTACCTTATGTTGGTAGCAAAAAGAAAATTAGCAAAAAGATTGTAGAGATCATCAAGCAGAATTTTGGAACCAATAAGACA